ACCGGACCATGACCGCCGCCCAGCCACATCGAATTGAGGCGCAGCGGCGGGCCTTCATCGACTGCGCCGCGGATGATGAGGGCCGACGCATTGTAAGCGGTCAGCGTGGCATCAAGCGGCGCTGCAGCAGAGATCAGGCGCTCGCCCAGAATATCCCAAAGGTTATTTGCAGCCGTGGTGGGCGCGACCCCAAAACGGAACCGCGTCACCTTGTCATAGGTCGCATCCCAGCTGGTGCGGGCGTAAAAGTACCCTGCCCCATCGCTCTCGACGACCACATCGGCCGCTGAAATGTCCGGCGAGGCTGTGAAGTAGAGCGGGTTCGGCACATAGGGCCGCTCCGGAATCACCGGCTCATAGGGCAGCGCGACCGAGCCTTCATTGACCATCAGCGCGGCAAGGACCGATGTGAAGATCGGCGCCATCGCATCGCTGGTCGGTGCCCTGACCAGGTTGAAGGACACCCGCTCGGTCACCGCCTCGAAAGTCACAGATCGGTTGTCAGCGGCAAAGAGCATGTCCGTGCCATGCGCCACCTGCGACGAAAACGCATTGCTGCCATCCCAGAAGAACCCGCCCTGCGCCCGGCTCAAGGTCACGCTCGAGGGCGCGCCGGCGATGTTGACCGTGTAGATCTCACCGATGGTCAGGCCGGCAATGATGCCGGTGGTGCCAAAGTAGGACAGCGCTGTGCCCCAGGTTCCGCCGTTGTTATAATTCGCCGGCGCCTTCGCCCCGACCGGCAGCGCGGCCCCGGTGTCGGGCGTGTAGAGGTTCTTCGACGTGTAGACGCTGAAGAGCGGCAGGAGGTCAGCAGCAGGCTCAACGGCCGCGACGCGCGCGGTCAGGGCTGTTTCGTTGGCAGCCACGACAAAGAAAATCGGATCGGTGCCCAACGTGGCGACGACAGACCCTGTATAACAGGTTTTGCCAGCGTTGATCGTGCCGCCAGTTACATAGACCGCAGCCTTGGCCACTTCGGCGGCTGCATTCATATCATCGGCCCGCGCCCATGCGCCGGCCGCAGTCACATAGAGGCCGTTGGCCGGTGAGTTGGTGGCCCCGGTGTCGGGGTCGGTATAGGTCGATCCGGCACTCTGCTTCCAGACAAGCACACGATCGGCGCTGGTCAAAAAGTCATCAAGTGTTTGCTCGCCGGATAGAGTGACATTTCCGGTGGTGGCGACAGCAACGGACGTTTTCGGAATTGCGCCGGTGATCCCCAAAGTCTCCAAGGCTGTCGTTCGACTCTCGACCGCAACGAGGTCGGTTGCCAGCGCGGCATCTGCATACATTTCCGACAGCAAAGTATTCATTTCGGCATTGGAAACGCGATGCGTTGGCGATGCCGGGTTGCCTTGCACGACAGCCCTGATTGATTTGGAAAGCGCCATGATGGCTCCTGTCAGATGGTGACTGTTTCGGGACCGGACCGGGATCCGGGGATGCCGCTTTGGTTTATGGCCTCGGCCCAATATCGATATGTCCCGACGCCGGGTGCAGCATCGGTCCAGCTGTCGGCCGTGGATGCGGGCCCGTACTCGGTATGGACCAATTCGGCATCGGCGAAAGTCGTGGTCGGCCCGCGATAAATGCGGGTCGCAAAATACTCCGCTCCGGCAGGCGAGGTCCAACTGACCAAGGCATCCGCCCCGACATCAGTCGCAGCAAAGCCGGAGAGCGCGCCCGGTGGCGTGGTGCCTGCCGCAGGTATCAGAACCAGCGGGGTCACCGGCTGCCAGGTGGCCGACTGCCGTCCGGTAGCGGTGCGATGCACCGCCTGCGCCTCATAACTTGTGCCTGTCAGCAATCCGGGGATCGGCATATTTGGCTGGCCTGACGGCACATCGACAAAGGTCCAGTCCGGATCGCCATCCTCGCGAATCCTGATCCGCTCGGTCAAGCTGCCGTCGCCCGAATCGGTCCAGCTGAAAACAAGGACGCTGTCCGAAATCGCCTTGCCTGTGAAGCCTTTCAGTTCCGGCACCGCATCATCGCTGGCGACCACTTTGTAGACCGGCCGCTCAGGTTCGATGTCGCCGACTTCAGGATCGAAGTCCCCGGGCGCCACCTCATATGCCTCGAAATCATAGGCCATGCCATTTTCATGGCGCTCCAGGCGCTGCAACTCGACATAGACCGAGCCGAGAACCGAGTGCTCGATCCGCCAGAACCTGCGCTTAGTCAGCCAGTGTCCGATCAGCCCGATCGTGCCGCGCCATGTGGAAGGCGGTCGCTTGACCGCCATGAGGCGGCGCGCCATGCGCCATGCCTGGTTGTGCTCCGTGATCCCGTAGATCGCTGGATCTTCGCGATCGTCGTCGCCTTCAGGATCAAAGACGACATCGGCTGTGGGCGATTCCTTCCACTGATTATTTGGCTCGGTGTATTTGACCGAGAGAAGGTTGATCGCGCCGGAGCCGCTTTGCCCAGTGGTCTTTTCCAGCGTCCAGAAGTCTCGATCGGTCAGCGTGATGTCCGGCTCGATCCAGCGCCCGACCCGGAACCCGACACCACCTTCAGGGCGCTCATAGAACCATGCATCGCAGCAGGCTGCGAGGATCCCGCGCTGCGTCTCAAAGTCCTGATCGTCGCTGAGCACTGTGTCGATCTGCCAGCAAGGACGCGTGGCACCGCCCCGAATCGTGATCGGCAGATCGCAGGCATCCGCTTCGACTGCGACCTCATCCCAGTCAACATCCTGACCCCAGGTGTTGACCAGCCAGTCGGCGATGATCAGCGCAGCGTTTCGGCTGTGGGCGACGGCATCGGTGCGGGGGTCATAGATCAGCTTGCCGTCGATTACCGGCGCCCATGCCGCCTGCCTGCCCCCGTCAAGAACCTCGGAGATCCGGTCATCGGCAGGGCGCTTGCACCAGATATGTGCGCCACCCAGGCCCTTGAAATTGTGATCCGCGGTGATCTCCGGAAACTGCGCCATCAGTTCCACATCGGCAGTTTGTGCCGGCCCGCCCAGAAAACGCCTGATCCGGTAGTGATCGCCCTCGAATGGCTCGGTCGTGACGATCCCGTCGAGATCGACCTCGACCAGTTTGTCGGCCAGCCAGTGCTCGACCACGCCTTCAATCTGGTGCATTGCCAGAACAGGGGAATAGTGGCGCTTTGCTCCCCCCTCGCCCATCACCGCATCATCGCCAGAAGCAAAGCCGGTGAAGCCGAGCGGACCACCGGTGCGCATCCGGCCATAGACCGTCATCGCATAGACGATCGGCTGCGCATAATTGACCATCATCTCCTGTGGCGGTGGCTGGCTCGGCCGCATCAGCGCGGTCGCAATAAGTGACAGCCCGACACTCACCAGGATCCGCCCGACGAATGAGGCAGTCAGGAATTGCGCCGTCGCAAAACCTGCCGCGAATCCGCCGCCAACGGTCGCGGCGATCGTTGAACCTATCGTCCCGGCGCCGACGAAAGTCGCAAACCCCTGAGCGAAGGCGATGACCTCGGCTGCCCTTGCCGGTGAAGGCGTCAGCGCCGTGGTCATCCACAGCGCCGCTGCCAGCGAGAAACGCTTCATGCGCTGTACCCCACCGACCAGAACCCCAGCACATCGACCAGCTCCGGCCTGATCGTGGTCGTGCCATCCGGACCCTTGGCAGCCCAGGCTTGCCCGGTCCAGAGCGCGCCAACCGGCAGACGGATGCCTCGGACGCGGATGAGCGCAACATCACCGGCGCGCAACTCGTTCCCGCGCGGCAAACCGATCGCTGCCAGCCGGCGCGAGACGCTGCCCATGGGATCGCGGACAAAGCCGGTGGCCCGCTCGCAAGTCAGATCGTCCTCATAGAGGCCGCGCACATCCGCCATCGGATCAGGCCAGCCGCAAACCATCAGCCAATCGGCAATGCATGTCGCGCAGTCCGTTTCTCCGCGGGTGAAGGGGAGGGCCGACCAGCGGTGCAGCTCACGATAAATCGGGGTCATCCGAACAGCTTCTCGTCTTCACGGTTATCGGTGGGTCGCCACTCGAGCGACGGGTTCGGTTCGCCCAAAAAGAATTCATGGCCAGCCTGGTCGAATTTCTGGCGTCTGCCGGCACGTCGCTTTTCGCTCCATGCCTCAAAGGTCAGGCTCAAGGTCCGGTCCTGCGCGCCAGAGACTCGGCCAGTCACGGTGCGCATCTTGCGGGTGTGGATCAGGATCGGTTCAATCGTTGGCGCATAGATCTCTTCGACCGAGCGCAAAGGCTGGGCATAAAAGCGGATCGGCCGGCCGTCGACATAGTCAGCCCCATGCGAGAGCACCTGCGCGACCAGGTCCGGCTGATCCGGATCCTGAAAAAACGCAAGACCCATCTCGCCCTCGGGCGCCACACCTTGCAGCGCCGAACCCATGCCCGAGACGCGCAGGATCGTAAGGCCCCACCAGGTCGAACCATTGGCGTCAATAAACCTGCCATCGTAACCGACGCCAAAACGAGCCAGGCCATCCGGTGTGTCGATCGAAACCAGATTGAGCAGCCCCAGTCCATCATCGCGCGGGTTCCAGCCGGGGATGCTGTCGATCGCATCGAACTGGGTCATCGGTTGAGATACTCGCGGAATTCCATGACCGGGCGCGCCACACGGTCAAGATCATAGGCCGGGTTGCCTGTGCCGTCGCTGATGGCCTCGAATATCCCGGTCGGCCGAAGCGACAGAGGATCGCCGGAAACCGCCGCCTCGATCAGCGGGCGCGCAATCGTCAGTTCCCATTGCGCGCTGATCTCGGCGACCGATGTGATTATGGTGGGCCAGTCATTGTGGCTCACGATTCTGCCCTGCTGCGGTGCCGGCATGCCTTCAGGAACGGTCACGCGGATGGTGCTGGAGCCCCGCGGCGCATTCGCTGCAAAAAGCCAGAGCGGATTGCTTTCCCAGAATTCATCATTGCCCCAAGGCTGACCATCATACCAAGGCTGCCCCTCGCCGGGAACTCCGATCAGCCAGTCAGGCATCGTCACCTTGTAGAGCCCAAGGCGACCCCGCGCATGTGCCCGCACAGCACGCCAGCGCAGAATGAGCGACGGGGTTAAAACCAGTGGCAAGTTTCCAAACCAGCGCGGGAAGCCTTGCTGATAGATCTGCGAGTTTCCCGCCGTGGTCTCACCACCGGGCTGAGTGCGCCAGTCGATATCCCAATCGAAGGCGGTCACGCGGCAAAGGTCGGGCGGGATCGTGATGATATCGCGCGCCATCAGCCATACCTCTGATCTTGCGACATGACTTGCCCTCGCAACCCGCGGGACTGAGCAGCGATCCCGACACCGGTCACCACCTGCGCGCGCGCAGTGGCTCGGTCATCGACGCGGGCGTCGAAATAGGGACTGGGCACAATATAGACCTGCGCCGGCGCCTGTCCCTGCGAGGTGCTCAGCGCCGATTTGGCCTGCGCCACGTTCAATACAGCACCGCTGCGCGAAGGCACGAAAACCTCGCTGTTTGGTGTGTTCTCATTGACGTGATACGCCTGCCCCGCCTCGACGCCACCGCCCCCGGCGCGCCCGGTCAGCATCGAACCGATCGCCGAGAAGATCGAGTTGGTCGCGCCTCCGGTACCCATCAGCCCCAGAAAAGCCTGCTGCGCCTGCACCTTCGCCATTTCTATAAGCAGGCTGGCGATGGCGTCCTTCGCGCTCATGCTGCCGTCGATGACGGATCCGAAGATGTCGGTAAGCGCCTCCGCCCCTCTCTCGGCATTCTCCGCCACGCGATCAAGACGATCGGCCGCCTCGTCGGCACTTTCACCTGCATTGACATAAGCCAGCGCCAGTGCATCGATTTCAGCTCGCAATTCGGGCGTGATCTCCCGACCATCCTCTTGAGCCGCATAAAGCAAGTCAGCTTTCTTGCGAGCGTATTCCAGCGCATCCCCGACCTGGACACCAGATTCGGCAACTGCGATCAACTCTGCAGCCTCGGCCTGCAGTTTCGCGATCTCGGCATTGGTCGATTCGAGCAGTGCCTGAAACTGGTTGACTTGCGCGGCGCCACCACCCCCGCCCCCCCCTGTCGGCCCGCTGGTACCGGATCCGGATGCCGGCCCCGAATAACCGAAATCGATGTCTGTCGGACGCGCCTCTGGCCGAGTGCCTGTATATGGCGCCACCAGGTTCGGGTCGCTGCTTGAGAGGGGATTGCCTGTCGTCATCGGCAGCGGGGCGGCCGGCAGCGCGGCCCGCAGGGCCAGCGCAGCGGACCGCGCATCGAATAGCGAATTGCCAAGCCGGCTCAGCGCTTCCATGACCCCGCCAAAGCTCACATTATTGACGCTGCTGACTGACGCGACCAGCTCGATCGAGCTCTCGATCGTAGCACGCAATTGCGCATCGAAGTCCTCGGCTGAGATTGATCCCTCATCGAGGCGCGCTTGAAGATCCCGCATCTCCTCGGCCAGTTCGGCGATCTGGGCGACGGCCGCCTGATCACCAAGTTCCGCAAAATCGTAGCCGAGCCGGTCAAGGGCCAATGACAGATCGGAAGCCTGCAGCGCCACCATCTGATATGCACCAAGCACATCGAGAAGTTCGGACTGGTATTCCTGAATCGTCTCCGTCGAGACGTCCTCGCCGGGCAGAAGGCTTAGCGCCTTCTCTGCAGCATTATACGCCGCTTCGGCCTGACTGGTCATTTCGGTCCACATGACGATCGTGTCAGCGCCCTCGACAATGATCGTCTTGAAAAAATTGCTTACCTTGCGGGTGAGATCATCAAAGCGATCGCCCAACTCTTCGGCGCGGCCGACCAGTTCCTGATCAAGAATATAGCCCCCCTCGCGGGCAGACGAGATCATGTCGTCGATCGCCCGAGGCCCCTCGGCAAGGCCAAGAACCATCGCGCGACCCGATCTTCCGAAGGCATCATTCGCCAGCGCCAACCGCTCAGCATTCGAACTGGTGTTTGAAATGACGCCGGCGAACTCGCGCAGTAGTTCCAGGGTCGGGCGGATTTCCCCGTTCTGGTCACGCAGCGAAACACCATTGGCCTCAAGGGCCTTGTAAAGCTCGCCGCTCTCCGCAGCAGCCTCGCCCAGTCGCTGCGTGAAGATCTCCATGCTTTGGCCGAAGGCCGCCGCATCGACACCAAACAGCTGGAACCCGCGCTCGAGACCCTGAAAGGACTCCACGTCGATGTCGATCCTTGCGGCGCGATCGGCAAGATCGCCGATCTGATCGATCGCCGCGCGCGCGCCAGTGGTCAGTTTGGCGATAGCACCCACCAGAATGGTGCCGATCACGCCCCCGGCAAAAGTCCGAATGCTCATGCTGGCCCGAGCGAGACTGGAGTCGATGCTTCTGCTCATGCCGGACATATTCTTGTTGGTGTCGCGCTCGAGCTTGGCGATAAGCTTATTGTTGCGATCCATGGCGCGCGCAAAATCGCGGTCCCTGGCCTGCAGGAGGATGGTGATCCGCTCGGTCGCTTCATCAGCCATAGTTTTTCACCAACTCTTCAAATTCGGCATCAGAGGGCGCTGCGGGTCCACTCTCGGCCTGGGCAGCATTCCATGACCTGACCAGCAGATCGGTTTCGGCGGGGGTCATTGACCGGATGTCGGCCGGGGTGCGGCCCATTTTGCCGCAGATGTCTATGATCCGGGCGGTGGAATCGTATCGGGTGAGTCGGTCACGCTGCCTTTGCGCGATCCAGCCGTGTTTTTTTTTACATCCTCATCCAGCACGGCCGGGATGAAGGTGACGCCGAGCAGGCGCTGCGCGATGCCCCGCAGTCGCATGTTTTCCGAAGGCGGCTGCGAAGCGATGAGATCATCTGCCGCGCGGTCAGACATGCCCCCGCCGACAAGGCCGAGCGCGATCAGGTCACGGACGTGCCGCACCTGCGGCGCAGTCCCGCGACCGAAGAACTGATCCCAAAGCTGGAAAACGCCGAAGGGTGCGTATTGCACCTCGAAACGCTCGAGCTCGCCATTGCGAAGCAGCAATCGGCGGCGCGCGCCGCCGATTTCCTCTTCATAGGCGCCGGTGCCGGCGATCCCCATCAGGCAGCCGCGGTAAAGGTCACTGCGCCGGATGAGGCGAGCGACAGGCTATAGGTGACCCCGTCTTCCTGTTCGCCGCCATATTCGACCGAAGAGACGAAGAATGCGCCGGCAAAGGTGCCGAAGTCCGGCACCACGATCGTGAAATTGGCGATCGGGTCAGCGGACATCGCGACCGTATTCATCCGGGTTTCGGTCGCCTCGTCCTTGAAATAACCATTCCCAGAGACCGAGACCCGTTTCACGCCGGATTGAACCTCGGTCCAGAGCGCGCCACCTGGCGTGGTGCAGTCCGCGGTCGTCACATCGACTTCGCTGTTGTTAATGGTCAGCGTCTTGGACCGAAGCCCGCAAAGAACCGCGAATACCTCGCTCCCGGCACCGTCGCCGATGTTGACCAGCATGAGCCGGCCTTTCTGCTTTGCCATGACTGGCCTCCATGATTTGGGACAGAGCCGGAGCCCCGATGCCTTGCCAAAGGGCGGACTGGCCTATTCGGAAAGCGATGCCTCAAAGGCGACCGCCGCCGAATAACTCTTGCCATCGGCCTCGCGGCCAACGGTCTGCGTCAGATGAAACACCCACTCGACGACATGGCCCGCAACCGTGAGGGCGCTCTCCTGCTCATCGAGGGCAACCGCGACCGCTTCCGCGATCCGGGTCGCTTCGACGCGGCCGGCGATGGGACGGGAATGAACCTCGATCGCAAAGATCACGCTCCATGCCTTCGCGCCGCCATCGGTGCGGAACGGCTGCACGTCGATGTCGCCGATGCGCAGATAGGGCAGCGTGACTGCCTGTGGCGGCTCATCATAGACCCTCGCGCCCACCAGGGCCGTCACAGCCGAATTGGCCGACAGCGCCGCGACCAGCGCGCCCTGCAGCGCGAGCGCGGGACCATCAGCCACCGAAAGCCTCCTTTACACCATTCTTCATGGCGCGAGCGGCCCGGGCCTTGTGCTTTTTGCGTGTCACCGTCAGGGCAGGATTGACGAAGGGCCGAGGGGCGTTCTTTCCCTCGGTCACCTTTGCCTTGGGCCCGAAATCGCAAAGATAGCTGCCGTCGGCGTTTGCCGTGCCGTGGATCGCCGCCTTGTTAGTTCCATCGCCAGGATGCAGCACCTTGGCGATCCGGACCAACTCGCCGCCCGATTGGGCATTCGCGCGCCCGACATGCTTCACAATACGATCATCGAGAATTGAAAGCTTGCGCCGAACCGCGTCAGCACCAGAGACACTTTTCACACCGCCACCCCTTCTTCGCACAGGATCTCGAGCAGATCATTGGTGCGCCCCACCGCGACGATCGATCGGATGTTCCAGAGAACACCGCGGGCCAGGACCCGGTCAGCGGTCGTGATCGCGCGCGCTTCTGGCGAATCGTGGATGCGCACCGTGG